ATACTCTTTTCTCTGATGTCAATGAACTTCATCTTGCGTATCTTCTTAATGGTAAAAGTTGGGGTGGTACGTTAGGTACTGCTGCAAAGACACAGTATGAATCGAGAATCGCAGAACTAGACAAAACAACTAAGGGACAACAAGAACATACTAGAGCCGTTGGTCAAGCGGAAGCAATGGCAGCAGCAGTTTTAGCATATGCACATCAGCATGGATACGGTGGACAACCAACAGAAGTTTACTGGACTGCTAGATCTGGATTTAGCTTTACTGATATTGATGATCGCTGGGAAGCAGTAAGTAAAGATAATCCAGCAGACGTTCTTGTCAAATTTCCCAGATCAAACTTTTCAAAAAGTATTTCTGGAAATTACTTAGGTATTTCCATGAAGGCTTTAAAGAAAACGAGTGGAGATGCTCCAGTCAAAAACCCTGGAGTTAGAAAGATTGCAAGGTTTATTGGAAAACCAGAGGCATTCTTTTCGGATATTATTGAAGAAGGTGCTGAGGAAGTTCATCAACAATTGGGAACAGCAAAAAAGAAAAAGTTGCTCGATAAAACGGCTGTAAAAGCGATTCCTAAAGGATCTAAGGCATATCAAACTCTTGAATCTATTAAGGATAAGTATCTTTCTCAATGTAGAGATGCACTTCTTGAAGGATTCAAATCTAAGAATGATGGTGATGTAATGCTCTACATCCTTCAAGATCTTCTTGATACTGACAGACTTCCTAAGTATGTTAAGGTTACTGGTTACGGTGATTATAATCAAACTAACACCGCCAAGGTAGAAAATCCTACAGGACAAGAGAATGAAAAGTTCAAAGCCTTAATGGATGATAGTAAGAACTTCAATTATGAGACTGCTGGAGGAGATACTGGATACTCATTTGGTGTAAAAAAAGGAACTAAAAGACTCATTAGGGTTAGATTTAAATTTGAAAGTGCTCCTTTTGGATCTGCTTTAAAGATGTCAATTGAACCATGGGCCACTCCGATTGGACAAGAAGAATCAAAAGCAGCAAAAATTAAAACAGAGACAGTCGTAGAGGACACTTGACAAACTGTCCACCACCTTGCCAAGCAGGGTGGTTTTTTGCTATAATACATGTATGAAAAACACCCACCTAGAGCACCCCGAAGACTCCATTCTAACTGGGGATCTGTCGGTGCTAGATTTTCTGACCGCTCGTGATCATGGAGTTACGATCAAATGGGATGGTTCTCCTGCTTTGGTCTGGGGTAACTGTCCTTCTACTGGTCAGTTCTTTGTGGGAACTAAGTCTGTCTTTAACAAGGTAAAGGTCAAGGTCAATTACACTCACGCCGACATTGAGCGTAATCATGGTGATGGCCCTGTTGCATGTATCTTACATACCGCTCTCGAAACTCTTCCTCGTCCAGAGATAGGTTATGTTCAGGGTGACTTTATTGGGTTTGGTAGTGGCAGTGTATTCCGACCTCAACTAGTTCATTATGTTTTCAAAAAACGTTTTGATTGTCCGATCATTGTAGTTCCCCATACTTCTTATGAAGGTCCTTTTAGTGATCCTGTGTGCAGCTTTCGTGTCCCATCCGAAATTATTAAAGAGGGTATCATTGATAGTCCTTCAGTTACTATGCGTTATGAGCGTTTTGGTCTTCAAAAACTTAAATCAAAACTCATCGCCAAGTTCACCAAGTTTGCAACACCAAAGTCTGCAGCAGCAATTAAAACTTTCATCAACAGTTACATCCGCAGAACAGGGAAGTTACCAACCGCCAAAGTAATGTATGAGGAACTTCCTTCTAAATATAAGGGTGAGGTTAATGTAAACCTTTTTAGGTTGTACTTGTCGGTATATTCGCTCAAGATGCAACTGTTACGTTGTGTTCGCGACGACTCCCGTTGGTTTGTTGAATGCTTTATAATGGATCAACCGACCAATCATGAGGGTTATGTCATGACTAGCAACGATCAAGCATACAAGATCGTTGACCGTGCCACATTCAGTTACGCTAATTTTACCATCGCTAAGACCTGGAACTGATTCATGAAAAAGTTCAGCGAATTTCTCGGTTCAAAATCAATCTCTTCTGCCGTTGTGCGTGAACAAGAGGAAGTGGCTCCTGAGACCACTGCACCTGAGGTTGATAAGACTCGTGGAACCATCACCATCGGATTCGGTAGGTTTAATCCTCCTACTGTTGGTCATGGAAAATTGTGTGACTCTGTAAAAGATGTCGCTGGTGATGGTGAGTATCGCATCTATCCTTCTCACAGTTGCGATAGTAAGAAAAATCCTCTTGATTGTGAGGAAAAAGTCAACTGGATGAAAGCATCTTATCCTGATCATGCCAGCAATATTGTGTATGATAGTAAGATGAAGACTATTTTTGATGTATTGCAGGCAGCACATAATGGAGGATATCGTTCGGTCAATATCGTGGTGGGTGCTGACAGACTCAAAGAATTTGAGAGGCTCGCAAACGATTACAACGGGCAGCTCTATAGTTTTGATAAGATTAACGTTATCTCTGCAGGGGAAAGAAACCCAGATGCCGAAGGTGTCGAGGGTATGTCTGCTTCCAAATTACGAAAGGCAGCTGCAGAAGGAGATTACGAAACGTTTGAAAAGGGACTTTCCAAAAACCTGAAGCAGACTCAGAAGAAAGAACTGTATAACTCTGTTCGTTTGAACATGGGTGTTGTTGATATGGAAGAAGAGGTTGAACTGTGGGAGATTGCTCCTAAGTTTGATTGGAAGAATCTTCGTGAAAACTACATCAATAAGAATATTTTCAACGTTGGTGAACACGTTGAGAGTATCAATACTGGGTTAGTTGGCAAAGTTATTCGCAGAGGAACAAACTATCTTATTTGTGTGACAAAAGAAGGATATCTGTTCAAATCTTGGATTAAAGATTTGTCAGAGGTTAATCTTGTGGGAACTGATTCTTATCGTGAGTATGTGCAGGGATTAACTCCACGCGAGAAAATTCAGTCCTTCATAAATAAGAATAAGAGAAGGTCTAGAACTGCCCGATAAAACGATGAAGAAGAGCACATTCTTTGAAGAGCTCCCAGCGAGAAAAAATCCTGTCCACCAACCTGGCAGCCCTAATAGTGCAGCCGAAGGTCCAGCGGGTGTAAACCCCAAGGGTGGATCGGATCAGGAAGCCTCTGCCAAGAGGATTCGTCAGGCGGTTTATGACATTCGTTATCGTGCTCGTCGCGAAGAAATTGAATTAGAAGCAGCGTATAACCAATATATTGGTAATACATCTATGACTGCTCCTGAAAAAACAGCGGTTCGTGAAAAACTTTTTGGCGAATCTTTTGATATGCTTGGTGAAGGCAAAAAGAAAAGCGAAAAACAATACGTTGTTCGCGTAAGGGATCGTGCTGCTGGCACTCAGTATTGGAGAAAAGCAACACGCCAAAAGATCTCACAGTTGAGATCCAATCCCAATATTGGTGGACAGGGTGTAGAGATGTCTACATATAAAAAACCCTACGAAGAGGGTGATAAGAAAAACAAATCAGGAAAGGGAAAAGTGAACACTAAGAAAGACGTTACTGAAGCTAAGAAGGGCGACGGGAATCTTGCTAATAACTATCCCCCCTACGATAAAGTAACCCGTGGTGATGTTATCGCTGGAGCTCTTGGGAAAGATCAAGAGGGCGGTAAAAAGAAAGCAAAGAGGATGAAAGAAGAGTGGGAATCTATCCTTTCCGATCCTATTCTCAGAATTGTTTCTGATGCTGAACTGGAAGCAACGATCTTTGATGTATTCGAACAGATTGAGATCGAAGGTTTCCTGACCGAGGCTCTTGACCTTATTGATAGTGACCAGTTCCTCGCTGAGGAAAGAGATGCTGGTGCTATGGCAAAAGGCAGACTTGATAGAAAGAGAATGGGTGCCACTGCTGATGGTCCTGCTGGATCTGGTGGTGCTGCAAAGAGATTTGTTGCTAAGAAAGCAAAGCAAGCAGTTAAGTCTGGTGCTGAGAGAGTTGGTGCTGCTGTTAAGAAAGTAGGATCTGCTATCAAGTCTGCTGGTTCTGTTGCTGCTGCTAAAGCAAAGGCTGCTGGATCTGCTGTTAAGTCTGGCGTTAAGTCTGCTGCTAAGTCTGGTATTGGCGCTGCTTCTAAGGCAGCAGGACATGCTGTAGGTTCTTATCAGGGTGCTAGAGACAAAGCAAGAGCTGCTGCTTCTAAATCTGAACCTCCTAAGGCCGCTAGCACTGACACTAGTAAGAGCGGAACTACTGCTGGTAGTGCTGCCGCTTCTAAGTCTTCTTCTAGTTCTTCTGGAGAGTCTGGTGAATCCTCTTCTGGACAAGAGAAGAAAAAAGGATTTTTGCGCCGTTTAGGTAGTGCAATGAAATCTAATCTGAAAAAAGCCGCTGGTAAAACTCTTCGTGGTATTTCCAGTGCTACAGATAAGGGTGCTAAAAAACTTGGTGAAGAGACAGAAACTGCACTTAAAGTGAAAGTCAAATCAGAAATGTTTGACTGGAGAACCGAGTTCTTTGAGGGTCTTGAAGATAATCTTGCCCCTGAGGATGAAGAGAAGATCAATCTCAAGAAAGGTGTTAAGAATAAGGTTGTCATCAATCCTCAAATGGAGGAGAAGCAGGCAGAGATCACCAAGAAAATTAATGAAGCAAAGATGAGAGCAGAGATTAATCAGATGGAAAGCACCATCGAAATTGATCCCCTCAAACATGCAGTCGAGAAGGCTGTACAGCAACTTCACGTTAAGTCTGCTCCTGTTAAGGAGGAGAATGAAATTGTTACGAGTCTTAGAGAAAGGATTGCTTTACTGAGAAATGAGGCTGCTGAAGATCGTGCAAGAGATGAGCATCAAATGCGCGGCGGAATGGCTGCTCGTGTAGATTACAATCGCCCTCCTGCCAAGAAACTTTCCAATGCTGAACTGGGAATCAAACCCGGTAAGACCGCAGTTCAAAAAGAACTTGAGAAAAAGCATGGCAAAGGTGCGTCTGCCGTTGATATTGTAAAAGCAAATGTTCGTGCAAAATACGGACAAGATGCCATTAAGAATTGATCGGCATATATAGAATATATCGTATTTGGTGAACAACATGGTTTCATTTCTTCTCCCATTAGCATACAAAGTGGTTGATGCTGCTATTGCTAAGATTCCCGACGATGCAGAACTCGGTGAGAAACTCATCGACATTTGTCTTCTGATCCTTGGTAAGGCAGTTAAACTGACTAAAACCACAGCAGACGACGAACTTCTTGCTAAGGTTGCAGACGCTATTAAAGCACGCTGATAACCACCGTTTTATAAATAGTATCAGAAAAAATTTATTTGGCTTATTCAGATGGCTCTCTGGGGAAACAACGATAATATTGGAGTAAGCTCCGTTAATGCCCTTGCTAACCAAGGTTCGGGACTGGGAATTATTACGGTAACTTCCGCAGGAGCCGTCACTGGTGGTATTGGGGTTTGCACTTTCACAAATCTTACTGCTGGTAATGTAATTAGTCTTGGTCTTGGTCAAACTTCTGGTTTTGGTGTTATCATTTCGATTGCTAGCAGCACATCGATGACTATCAGCACCACTGCTGTTGATAACAGAGATTGGAATGCTGGTAATAACTACACTACCAGATACATGATCTTCAGTGAGCAACCTAAGTCCACTGATACTGATCCTGCTTTCGCTCCCTCTTCTGCTGATGATCAGCGCGGATACAACGCTAAGGTCTTTGCAGTTGCTGCTGGCAACCTCGGTAACGATGCTGAGGGTAATGATGCTGGAAGAAGCGCATATCTCAATGCCGTTGCTCACGCTGGATGGGTTGGAGTTACAACCTACGTTGATATGCACGGTAACCTGAGAATCAAGGCTGAGACACTGGTTGCTGCTTCTGGTATTACAACTGGCAACAGAGCATATCCTATTGCATGATATTGAGTGAATGAAATTCTATGAATTGAATGATCAGAATTATTTGTTATTCGCTATCAAATTTTACGATAATCCTCAGGCATTAACTGAGGATGATTTCTATGATGATTTAAAGCGATTTAAGTATGTCAAACGTTTGTTAAAACGTTATGAGACTACTGGCGTATTGAAGACAAATCTAATTCTAAATCATCTAACAATCCTATTCAATGTCTTTAACGATGCAACAGTACCCCTGTTGTTTTTCAAGTTAGAGCAAAATCTTTGGCCTTCGGCCAAAGCTTTTCTTTTATTTTTGAATAGACTACCAGACTATCCTAAGTCGTCTTTTTCAGATATTGAGGAAGATAAGACTTGTTTGGAGATTTTAAATGAAATCTAAAGCACTCGATAAAGTTCTCAACTATTTCAGGGAAGAAGCCCCAGTAATGTCTTTTACTGCTGGTGGCGGCGCACTCTATCGTGGATCTGCTAAGAATGATTCTGGATCTCCTACTGCAGGAGTTGATCTTAGATTAAAGCAACCCTATAAGGATCGCAAGGATCTTATCAAGAGATGGAGAAGCAGGCAACGGAAGTCCAATTAGCGATCTTGGGAACTAAATTTGATTCGCTAGAAGGTGTAATTGGTAGAATGGATAACTCCATTCAAAAGATTACAGCAGTGAATGAGAGAATGGGTGAACTGTTAGCAGTTCATGCCGAGAAAATAAACAAGCAAGATAAGACTGACGACATCCTTTTTGAAAAGGTTGAAGGATTTCGAACAGAGTGTAAAATAGAATTTGCTTCTATTAAAGAAGGATGTAGGAGAGACATCCTAATGGTTAACGATAGACTTAAGCAAATTGAAAAGAGAGTCTTCATGGTCAGTGGAGCCTTGGTTTTCTTATCATTCATCATCAGACCCGCAGTAACTGGAATGTTTCAGGGGTTGTTTTCCGCAACCAAATCTGCTACAATAGAACGTGTAGTAGATCTGTCCCATGAGTCTGGTAGCGGAAGAATTCATCAACCTATTGTCGCCACGACTAGGTAAGTTTAAGAAGGTACGCACAGGCCTTTGGAATTTTAGATGCCCTCTATGCGGCGATTCTGCAAAGCGCAAGAACGTCTCTAGGGGGTATTTGTATAGCGTAAAGACAAACGTCAACTACAAGTGCCATAATTGTGGCGCTTCGATGTCTTTTGCAAACTTTTTGCAGCATCTTGATCCAGAGTTGCACAAAAGGTATACCCTTCAGAACTTTAAGGAAGGTAAAAGACTCAGGTCAAATGCTCCCAGTGAGAAACCAAAGTTCTCATTTAAGGCTCCTGAATTTAAGACTACTATCAATCTTCCTCTATGCAGCGAAATAGGCAGTGCTAGAGAGTACCTAGAACGCCGTAGAATTGATCCAAGTAAGTTCTACTATGCTGAGGACTTTAACTCGTTTGTCAAGACCTTTAAACCAGATCAAGACCTACGAAAAGAACCAAGGATTGTTATTCCTCTATATCAGGGAAAGCAATTAATTGGGTTCCAAGGGAGAGCACTCCAAGCGAACTCAAAACCTAAATATCTCACCGTGATGCTTCGAGATGATGTACCAAAAATCTATGGACTTGATACGATCAGAACAGATGCTCCAGTCTATGTTACAGAAGGACCTTTCGACAGCACATTCATTCGCAATGCGTGTGCTATGTGCGGAGCTGATGCTGATCTTGAGCGTTGGGGGATTGGCAATAGTGTTTGGATCTATGACAACGAACCACGAAATTCAGAGATCGTCAGACGTATCGAGAGTGCTATCGCATCAAAGAAGCACGTTGTAATCTGGCCTCCTGAGGTAAAACAAAAGGACATAAATGATATGGTCCTTGCTGGACATGATGTCCAAAGTATAGTAGAATGTAATGTCTACAGTGGATTAGAAGCAACCCTTAAATTTAATCAGTGGAAGAAAATATGAGTAACGGAATCAAAGTCAAAAAGCGCAATGGGACCACTGAGCCAATTGATTTATCCAAACTTCATCGCATGGTTGAGGCTGCTTGCGATGGTCTTTCTGGAGTGTCTGCATCGCAGGTAGAGATCAATTCTGGCATTCAGTTTTATGACGGTATTACTACCAGTCAGATCCAAGAAATTTTGATTCGTAGTGCTAGTGACTTGATCGATCTTGATCATCCAAACTATCAATTTGTTGCAGCAAGACTTCTCCTCTTTGCTGTTCGTAAATCTTTGTATGGTCAGGCAAAAGAGTTGCCGTCTCTTGAGGCACAGATCCTCAGATGCACTACGGCAGAAGTTTATGATAAGGATATCTTCAACAAATATTCTTTAGAAGAGATTACTGAAGTAAATACTTACATTGATCATGATCGTGACTTTCTGTTTACTTATGCTGGGCTGCGTCAGGTAGTAGACAAATACCTCGTGCAGGACAGAAGTAACGGTCAGGTATATGAAACTCCACAGTTCATGTACATGATGATTGCCTTGACAATTTTCGCAGAGTATCCCAAGGAAACGAGACTGTCATATGTCCGACGCTACTACAACGCAATCTCAAAGCACAAAATCAACATTCCCACACCTATCATGGCGGGGGTTAGAACTCCACTTCGACAATTTGCGAGCTGTGTTCTTGTTGATGTTGATGACACCCTCGATAGCATCTTTAGCAGTGATATGGCTATTGGCCGCTATGTTGCACAACGCGCAGGAATCGGCATCAACGCAGGTCGAATCCGTGGCATCAACAGTAAAATCAGAGGCGGAGAAGTTCAGCACACAGGTGTTGTCCCTTTCCTCAAAAAGTTTGAAGCAACTGTCCGATGCTGCACACAAAATGGCATCCGAGGTGGATCAGCGACTGTACACTTCCCGATCTGGCACCAAGAAATAGAGGACATTATTGTCTTAAAAAACAATAAAGGAACGGAAGATAACCGTGTTCGTAAGTTAGACTACAGTATTCAACTCAGCAAACTATTCTATGAGCGTTTCATCTCAAACGGAGAGATCTCCCTTTTCTCTCCACACGATGTTCCTGGTTTGTATGATGCTTTTGGTACTGATGGATTTGACGACCTTTATGTGGGTTATGAACGAAATCAGTCTATTCCAAGAAAGACTGTCGGAGCTCAAGAACTTTTCCTAAATCTTCTGAAGGAACGTGCAGAGACCGGTCGTATCTACATCATGAATATTGACCACTGCAACTCTCACTCTTCCTTTAAAGATAAGGTTGAGATGAGTAACCTCTGTCAGGAAATCACTCTTCCCACATATCCTCTTCAACATATCGATGATGAGATGGGAGAAATCGCTCTGTGTATCTTGTCTGCAATTAATGTTGGCAAACTTCGCAATCTTGACGAACTTGAGGAACTCTGCGATCTGGCCGTCCGTGGTCTGGAAGAACTGATTGATTATCAAGACTATCCTATCAAGTGTGCTGAACGTGCTACAAAGGCGCGTAGATCGCTTGGAATCGGTTTTATTGGACTTGCTCACTATCTTGCCAAGATGGGTCACAAATACGGCGATCCTGGGTCTCTCACAGAGACTCACAAACTCTCTGAAGCATTCCAGTATTATTTGCTGAGGTCTTCCAATCAACTGGCAAAGGAGAAAGGATGGTGTAGTGACTTTGGCCGAACCAAATATTCTGATGGAGTTCTGCCCATTGATACATACAAGAAGGATGTTGATGAATTAGTAGCACCTGCATACTTCTATGATTGGGAAGGTCTTAGAGCATCTATCTTGGAGCACGGTCTCCGACACAGCACACTGTCCGCACAGATGCCTTCAGAGAGCAGTTCCGTTGTGTCAAATGCCACAAACGGAATCGAACCACCTCGCGATTACTTGTCCATTAAGAAATCGAAAAAGGGCCCCCTTAAGCAAATTGTTCCGCAGTACCATACTCTCAAGAACAATTATACGCTTCTTTGGGATATGCCATCGAATAAGGGATACATTGAAGTAATCTCTATCATTCAAAAGTTTTTTGATCAGGCAATTAGTGGTAACTGGAGTTATAATCCAGAGAATTACCCTAACAATGAAGTTCCTGTCTCCGTGATGGCCCAAGATCTTCTTACAACTTACAAGTTGGGATGGAAGACGAGTTACTACCAAAATACTCATGACCTAAAATCTGATGATTTAGAAAGTAAAAAAGAAGAATTAGAGTCCATCATATCGCTCATCGAAGACACGGAGGAAGACGACTGTGAATCATGTAAAATTTAAAATCACCGCCGAAGCAGACCAAAGAATTAGTGGCATGACTGTTTTAAACACGGAGGCCGCTGACACTACCAAACAACCAATGTTCTTTGGTAAACCACTGGGTCTTCAAAGGTATGATGATTTTAAATATCCTATCTTTGATAGACTGACTACACAGCAACTTGGATACTT